TAGTTTCATCCATTACATTCTTAAAGTCATAAACACCATCATCATTCTGAACTGTTGATAAAAAGTTATCAGCAAGTGTTTTAATCTCTAATCTTGTTTGAGCAGTATTGAATTCAAATAGATAGTTTCTAAGAATTGCTTCAATACCATCTTGGATATAAATTACAACCTCTCTACAGTTAATAGAGCTTAATGCAGATTTTGTAGTCTGCTGTGCAGTTTTATTTGCAAAGATTGTTGGCCCAGTTCCACTTTGGAATACAATTGGATTTAATCCAAATGGTTCTAAGTATTCTCTGTCCTCTTTTCCAAGATTGATTTCTAATCCTACAACTCCTGTTCCACCTACAACACCTCGACGAACTCCGGCAACTAATGACCACGGTAATGCGTTTTCATATTTTGCAATAAAGTTATTTGAAACGTATGCAGCCGGTACAACATTTATATTTCTACCTAAATCCCTAACAGTAATAAAAGGATAATAGAATGCTCCCCAACTCGCACCTTGTGTTTGAGATGGTAATGAGTATCTTACTGTAGGATTTAATGAAAGATCACCACCAGTAGAAATAAATCTAGAGGATAAACTTCCAGTTAGATCTTTAAATGAAGGTTGAGAATTACTCTTGAAGTCCTTAGCAGATGGAGCATTTAATATTGCGAATGCATTCTTTCTAGTAGAAGCCAATATTGTATAGATCGCTTTAGATCCACTTTCAATACCGTTTCCAAATGTATCTACAATATATCTAAAGTTAATTACATCTCTGTCAGTTAATGCTTTAAATAAATTTGTTCCATTTAAAGTACCATTTAAGATTTCAACCTGTCTGTCATTAGTTCCGTTAGGTACGTGAGTAGAAGTTAAATTAAATCCATCTAATGTAAAGATATTTAAATAATCAATCCACTTATCTATTGGGAAGTATAATTCAACTTTAACAATACCTGCAGCGGTTGTTGTTGCAATTTCACTTTGACAAGTTACTAATAGTGCCTGCTTACCTGCAGGAATAGTACTAAATTCAGCATTTGTTAATCCACCTTGTACAACGTTAATTCTTGTTAACCTTGAGTGGGCTACACCGGAAGGAGAGCCTTCAGAATGTACTAAGTAGTTTCCTACAACTACATCAGCAGCATCAGGATTATCACTAGCTATTAATACTTGGTTAGGTTTTAATCCAGTTTCAGTTATTGAATCTGAAATAATATCAATAGAAACATTATTAGCACCTTTCAGCGTTTGAATTCCTAATGTACCTGCAGGATAAGTAATACCTGTATTTGAAAATTCTGTGTCTATAAAGAAACCGCCATTAGCAGGATCTAAAGTAAATTGATCATGCGGTGTTAAATTATTAAATCCATCTTCCTCGTAAGGTGTTACCTGAACAGATGGTAAGTTATATGCCGGATCTGAAATAGGAATAGTTGTTAACGCAGTAGTTGGAGTTTGCGTATGAATGAATCCATAATCAACAGCATTAAATACTAAGTAACTTAAATATTCTGTACCGGTTTTCAAATATACCGCTTCATCACCATCGGTAAGAGTACCGTTTGAGAATTGGCTGTATAATGTTGAACCATATCCACCTATGATATTTGCATTTGCATTATCTGCTAGGATTGCTTCATCAGTTACAAAACCAAAGTCACTTTCATTAATAAATGTATATGAAGCTCCAGTAACATTACTAAAATCACCTGGTATAATTCCACCTACACTTGATAGTAATAAGGTAACAGTATTTCCTACAATCTGTACTGATGTTACAGGAACATATTTATCACCTGTACCAGTGTTTGCTAATATGTAAGTACCTACAGCACTTTGTGTATTTGCAGTAAACGCAGCGAATGCATCCCATAATGGATCACCAGCAGAACCTACAACAGTAATCTGTATATCTCCACTTGTTAATTGACTTACATTAATAGCTTCAGTCGTTGCACTTACTGTGTTTGGTGCAGTTCCTGTGCCAGCATAACTAACATCTGAAACGATTGATCCACTATAAGATAAGAAATTAACATCTTGTTGGAAATCGTAAGCTTGAGTATATTCAAGGTTATGACCTATTAAATCAATACCACCAGCAACCCCATCAATTAATGTATCACCATCAAATAAATCTTCATTTACTGCGACAAATACACCAGTGCTTGCTGTATCAGCATTAATAACTTTTTCAATAAAAAGGTTATTACCTAGTAAGTCTGTAAAATTAGGAAGTAATGATGCAGTATAAGTTGCAACTACATTAACTTCTGATTCATTAAAGAATTCAGCAATTTTTGTATCTGAATCATCATTTTGGAATACTCTTCTTTTTAATCCTTGTACTTTATCAAAATATGTTTGATAAATTGGATCTGCTACAAATCTTTCATAAGGCGTTGCAGAACCAAAGTCTCCACCAAAATTACCTTCTATTAAAAATACATCTACTAAGAAGTCAGATACTAAACTATCTTTATTTAAATAACCTGGTACATTTGCAGCACCATACCATTCTTCTGCAGTTACATTAAATCCTGTTGAATTTGCAGCTGATGCTTTTCTTACAATAACTGAGATAGGATTCTGACCTAAATTAGTAAAGTCTAATAAATCATTAGTTGTTCCTGAATTAAATGCTAGTTTATTTGCACCAACATTATCTAAGAATGCGTCTGAGTCAGGATAAAAGAATTTATCTCTATTGTACATTTTTTGATATTCTCCTAAGGCTCCAGCATTATCCTGAACATCAGGGGTAGCAGCTGTACCAAATTTAATATATTCTACCTTATCGGCAGCAGTTAAGTTTAATAGGTTAAGTGCAAGAATCGGTCCTCTTTCCAATGCTGCTAAACAGCTTCTATGGAAAAATGAATCCTTTCTTTCTAAGTTTCTGTCAATATCACCATATACTTGTTTGAAGAATGCGGTGTCAGGTACAAATACCGGAGTATTGAAAGGACCTGTTTTAGAGAAACCGACAATTAACCTTGTCTGATTAGCAGGAATACTAACTACTTGAGATTTGTCAAATTCAAATCTGTAAGTTCCTGCTGCTTTAATCGAAGCGATTTTCGGATCTAGTGCCATCTTATATTATTTTTTTTATTTGCTTTTTTTATATATCCACTAACCTATAACTTTTTATACCAAGTCATAGATATCAAAATTCAATTGTCCTCCCTTAGCATCTTGTTCTAAGATAGCATCAATTTTATCCTGTACGTGCTGTTCGGCAACATCGTGAATCTCTTCAGCAAAATCGGAAAAGTCTAATGTAAAAAAGAATTCAGAACTATTTATGCAGGTCATTATTAAATCATCATGGCCTAATTGCCCAGCATACGTACCATTAGGTAATTTACCGAATGTAGCTGCTTCATAAACAGTTTGCTTATCTTTTATTACAATTTTATTTTGTGTAATATATTTTTTAAAGTTTTGACAAAAAATAGGCTTATTATCTTTTTTAACTTTTAACCCAAATTGTTTAGTCCTTGCATCTATACGGTGTTTAAATTTAACAACAGATTCTTCATCAAAATCATTTCTCTGTGGAAAAACGGTTTCCATTCTTTTAATTAGCTCACCACCAAATAAATTCCATTCTATAATTAATTTTACATTCTCAGAGTAAAAAACATCATATGCTAAAATATAAAGAGATTTTGCAAATTCTTCAATGGTATGTTCATTACTTCTAAATCTACCAACTTGTCTAATTCTGTAAAAATCAATAAAGCTACCTGGTGAAGTTACCTTTTTCCAATCGGCCTCATCCATAAGCTCTATCTTAAAGATATTAATAATAGAATAGTCACCACCGGTACCTTCTGCTATATCAACAGAAAAACACCAATAATTTTCATCTTCTTCAGCATCATCTAAATTAAATTCAGGATCCCATAATAAACCAGAGTATTCTACTTGCTCATCTTCAAACGCAATCATTTCACGATGAACAAATTCTGTTTCGTTTCCTTTTAATTTCTTAAGACTATCAGGTCCTAATAGTAATGATGAACCTGCAATAAATTGATTTCCGTATTGCCTATTAAATGCTTCGTCACTACCTAAGTTAGCAACCTCTTGCTTCATCCAAGCATCGTCTCTTCCTGGTACATCCCACCAGTCAACTCTAAAGGGTGTATATTCACTTAAGCCTTTATCGGCAGCAGTATATATGTCATAAAATTTATTAAAGCCATTAGGTGTACTTGTTATGATAACTTTAGAGTTTGTGGATGCGGATACCGTTGGATACACATTTTCATAAAAAGTATCAACGAAATTTGCAGGGATATGCGCGAACTCATCCATGAATAATAAATGAATAGTAAAACCAATTGCTGCTTTCTTTGTTGTTGTCTGACCAATTATTCTACAGCCATTATCAAACTTAGAATTAAATACATCCCATTTAAGAGTACCCGGTTTTAAAAAGAAAGGTAAATGCTCTAATATAGTTTTACCTTTATCAATGATCTCTCTGGTTGTTGCACCTTTATTTGAAAGTATTAAAGAATTTTTATCGAAGTTAAATAATGAATACCAAGCTATAAAAATAGATGAGCATATAGTTTTACCAACTTGCCTACTAGCTAAACAAACATTAAATCTTTCTGCTTGAAACTGCCTTAACATTTCTTCTTGGTAAGGTCTTAAATTAATTGTTTGTAAACCGTGGTCGGTCATTACAGTACAATAAGTATTGGCAAAGTATACAATATCTTTTGCACACTTTTTAATTTCTTTTATTTCATTTGAGGTATAGTTAAAAACAATATTACCCTTTCTTAAATTAGGATTACCTTCATAGAATGGAGTAGATGCTGGTTTATAACCTTCTTCTATTGCAAACATTAGTTGTTCTACACTTTCACTAGACCATGAAAACGCTTGCTTGGCTTTACCAACATTAAAATCAAATCCTGCGCTAGGCGCTTGTGGTTTCTGTGCCATCTTCTTCTATTACAGCAAGAACATGATTTATATGAAGGATTTCAAACTTATCTCCTTCAAATGTGTATTCAGTACCCTTGCCTATTGTTTTTACTATTTGGTCACCTTTCTTTACTTCAAGGTTATCGGCTGCCTCTATCACTAAAGCAACCCTATTATATTTTTCTTCAGGAATAATTAATCCACTATCGGTTCTTCTTTCACCTTGTACTATTTCCTGTGTAAGAATGTAATCATTCTTCATTTTCATCGCTATCGACATCTTGTATATCTTCTTCGTTAATTGTTTCTTGTAATGCTCTCATTAAATCTTTAGTACCCCTAGACTTAACTCCAGTTTGTTTTTTACTGCTACTATCAGAGTTACCATGATATACATCAATATCTCTTGACGTCTTTTTAGCATTCTCTTCAATAGCCACCATATACATTGTTTGGCTTTTAATAATATCCAATAAAGTTCTCTGTAAATCACTAAGTACCTCAAACATTCTTGGGGAAACATCACCTTCATTAATAATGTCCATTAGCTGTGAAATTGCAATTTCGCTATTTTCCATTTGGCGAATTAACATACCTAGTGCATATTCATCTAAGTTTGATTTTGCTTGAATGTATTCATGTTCAGCTATTATCTCTTCACTTAAATAAAACTTAAGTAAACTCGACATTACTTTTTTAGCCTTTCCTTTAGCCTTTGTTAAAGCAACTGCTTGTGTACTTTCATTTCTTACTCTTGATAATTCTGGCGTTTCATTTAAACCAGGTACTTCATCTGGTAAATCGCTAAGTAAATCACCAATACTATCTCTAAACTTCTCCTTTGAGTTATCTTCCATTAATAAGTTATTTGTAATATATATTCCAGGTTATCTGGCATCTGTTACATCTTGCAGCATTAATTCAGGTGAAGCATTATCCAATAATAAAGTTAAATGTGTATCTTTTACTACATATTGACTAAGTATTAAAGATTGCAGTTCCTCTTCTATTGGCTTTTTCCAAATTCTTATATTTGTTAAATCAGTTTCACATCCAAATAATTTCCATGATTGGTCATCTATTACTGTTTGTGGTGTTGCTGCCTGGGTTTTATTATAAACCAAATTTAATGTTGATGTTAACTCAGGATTAACCGCGCCTGTTGCTTCTTCAGTATTATATACAAACAGTCCTAATTGTCTCGCAGTAGCATTTAAATTAATTACTATAGCATACCATTTATCTTTTGCAAAAGATTGTGTTAATTTCCACTTATAGTAAACATCATTAATTTTCATAATAAACCAATTAGGTGTGTAGGTAAGTGAAACATACTGAGTTGGTGGCAATAAAGAATTTTCATAAACCATAAAATTATTGGTTGCTTCTTTATTAAAACTAGGAGATCCTGTTGTTGTTACATCATCTATAAATTTTTCATCAATTACAATAGAATCACCAATTATTTCAATAACCTTTCCTATTCCATTATAAGATTTAGTTCCTCTTATTTCAACCCAATCACCTATGTTAATAGCATTACCAAATTTAGGCAATCCACCTGTATTAAATTGAACCTTTCCATTATTATCTGCAATTGATAATATTAATATATTTTCGCCTATAGGTTTTGCATACTGTGGTCTAATCCAAAAAGTAAATGCCCTGTCTTCTTCATTAGTCCAACCACCTTCATATTGATATTTTATAGCTTCGTTAGAAGTTCCTAAAGAACCTAACCTATAATGATATTTAGAAATTATAGTCCATTCATTATAAACGTTTTCTTCTTTTATAATTAATTTCTTATTTAAGGATCTCCTGACATAATCATTTGCTAATGTGCCTATTGTATTATATTGATTATTCTTTCTTACATCTCTAAATTCGTTTTCTCTTTCAACTCTAAATTTATCTTCTACATTTGACGTTAATGCATCTGTATCGATTTCAGCTCTTTGACCTTCTGGTGTTGGATCAAAACCAACGGCCGTCCTTTTCTGATAAGGTACTAAACTAACTCTCCAATAAGAACCTGAATAAAGAAAATCATCTGCTTCAGCAATTGCATCAACTTCATACATACGATTCATATAATCTTTAAAATATAAATAGTCTCTCATTTCAGGTTTAGTACCTAATCCGAATATTGCCTCAAATGCAGATTTTACAATATGTATTTCAAATTGAACAGGGAAGTCCATCATCATTGGATTAAACTGAATTTCCCTTGTTGGTAATTCGTTATCTGGAATTAAAATCTTTACTTCGCCTTCTTTAATAACATCAAATAAAGAATACTCTTTTAATATAACATCTCTACTTCTTTGATCTGCCTTAGTCTTAAAATAATCAACACAGAAGCCAAACATGTTAGATGTGATAGCGGATAATTGATTATACATTGATGAAGCTCTAGATAAGTCATAAGGATTCCAGGTATCACCACAGCAATCTACAACTAAATTAGGTACACCTATACAACCTTCAGCTCCGCATTCAACTTGGGGTACTCTACAAATTACACCGCCATCCGTTACTAATTCTAATGCAATAGATTCAAATTCTAAAGTGCCATCGCCAACCTGTTCATATCTATATTGAATCCAAAAAGGTTTATTTGGATTTAATAATAAAGCCTCTAGATTCGCATTTGTAAGGGTGGTATAATCAGAATATGTGACACCATCCGTTCCCCACCTAAATTGTTTATTATAATAGGTACCTGTACTTTCACCTTTTGTGACATCAGTATATCCTAAGACTTCAACTACATTTAAGTAAGGTTCCTGAAGACTTATTAATATAGCATCCCCGTTAGCATCT